CTTTGAGAATATGGCTTCAGCTACGGCGGTGGGATCGCCACCCGCGACGGCAATGTAGAAACTACCGGGCGGGATGGTGATGTCGCCGATAACCAGATTCGCTCCGGTCGCGTTGTCTTGCCCGTAGTAGTCGACAACCCCTGGGACTGCAGCGACCGCCCCGATGATCGAGCCGACGGCACCGAATGAGTTTCCCGCAACCGAAGCGAGCCGCCTCTGCTCGAATTGCGTGCGGTTCTCTACGTCCTGGCCGACAACGCCAGAGATGACGAGCGCCGAGTCCCAGCCCGCCACAGCTTGGAAAATCGAGACCGAGGACGGGATGCCTATGGGGCCAGCTACGGTGCAAATGAAGGTCACGCCGACCGTGCCACTCGCGCCTATCGTCGCGCTCCCGCTCGACGAGTAAACGTTCCCGGCAGGGTCTTGGACGAGCGAGCCGAGCGGGATGACTGCACCCGTAAGGCCGAGGCACGTCACGTTAAGCGACGTCGCAATCGCCGGAAGCCGTGTCATGGCGTAGATGCGGCCGATAGCGTCCTGAAACCTTCCAGAGGCGAAAGCCGGGTCCACCTGATTGCTGTAGTAGACGAAAATCTGGTCGGCGTTAGCGATTATTGCGCCCCACGAGGAGGCGAGTTGACCCTGCGGCGTGTTCAAATTGAAGTCGAGATTCGAGCCGAATGCGGCGTTGATGTCCGCCTCAATGCCCGCGAGGATGGCGGGCCCAGTCGGCGCGATGAAGCCCAGGCCGGTGTTAAACGAGACGGACGGGACGTTTGTGTCTGCCATCTCAGAATGCCTGCGGGTTAATAACGGAGAAATTCGCCACGGAGGTCTGCCGCGTCGTGGCGCTGACGACCTGAATCTGACCAGAAATAGTGCGATTCGTGAAGGCGGAGATAAAGGCGATAGCGGAGGCGACGTCCGGAACCGTTAGCGCCGCGGCAACGAGTTGCGCCTTCAGGAGCGGCAGCGATGGCCTCTTCGCCAGAAGCGATTGCATCCATGGCACGCCGACCGTCGTGTCCCAGTAGCACTCCCCGAGGAAGGTCTTGATTGCGGAGGCTGCGTCCTGCGCGAGCGAGTACGGCTCCGACGCAACCGCAATATTGTTGTTCGCGTCAAGCACGAGGTCCCATGCCTGCACGTCAAGGAGGAGTGTATGCATCATGTCCCCGGAGTTGGAGGCGAGTCGTTGCTCGGATGCGTATGCGTCTGGAGACCTACCGGGGCTCCGCCTTGACCGGCAGCGACGGCGCCGGTTGCCGTTACGTCCCCCGTTACCGCCAAATTGCCGGTAAGCTCGAATCCGCTCGACGTCGTCTTTAGCACATTGCCGTTCTGGTCGCTGAGCGTGAAGGTTCCATCGGAATTGAATTGGAAGGATGCCTGCGGAGCAGTATTAAATAGCCCAATGCCGCCGAAGTAGATGCCGTCTGCGATGTTGTAGCGGCGGCGCGAGGGCGGGGTAGCCTCCCCGCCGGAACGCACCACGCTCGACGAATCCCGGTCGGCACAGATAATGAGGCCGGTGTCACCTGCCGCGGGTTCAGCGATAATGGCCCACGGCCCGGCCTGGAGCCGGAAATATGGTAGGCCGAAAACGGTACCGTGCGACACGGCATAGCCATTGCCATCAGTCTGCTTTACGAGCGGCTGGACATCTACCGTTCCCGCCTCCGCCCCGCTCCCGGCATGGACCGCAATGACCTTCACAATCTTGGCAGTGGCAATCTGCCCGATGAGTTGCCGGGCGACGAAAGCAACAGCATTCGCGTCCGAGCCGAAGTCCTCGGTCCTTAGTTGGCCATAGCCGAAAGTCCCGACGTCGCTCATACAATTACCTCACGGCTGCGGGGAACGGTGCGGGGAAGCCGTGCGGATAGCAATGGGCGACACCCATCCACTCGCCGTGAGGCATGAGCGAGTCAAGGGCGTAATCGAGCCAGCATACATCCCATCGCCGGTTCGCAATCGGGATGCTGCTCTCAACCTCAATCGTACCGCCGACCTTTACCGCCGGGTTGAAGAGGTGGCGGATGATGGCAAAGCCGCCGGGAGAATAGGCCGGATACCCAATCATGCCGGTTTTGGGAGAGATTAGCGGCACAGTAGTCAAGGAAGTGCGGGATTTTCCCAGCGGCCAGATCGCTAGTCTCTGTCCACCATCGACAACCTGCGCGGTGATTCCGGCGTCTAATGCCGCAGCCTGTACCTGCGTCCAGACGTTGCCGCCGTAATAAGGATTCTTGAGTTTGGCGGTAACGCCATTGTTTTCAAAGTTTGGGATATTCATGAGGTTCGCCCATCCCTCCATGAGTGTCGCTACATCGGTCGTTCCAGAGAACGTGGTGGGAGCGCGGTTGAGCGTCTTTTCCAGCAGCGTGCCGTTGCACGAGAACATCATCGGGACTTCCGGGGCTTGGTTGTAGTCGGCGTAAGCCATGAAGATGTTGCCGCCATAGACCGGGGTCATGCCGGACTCGGCGTCGCCTGCCGACACGATGATCGTGTTAAACCGAACTTGATTGTAGATGATGCCGAGCTGCGAAAGGTCGTTCATGAGCGATTGGCTCAAGCCAAAGATCACGATTGTGGCGCTGTTCGTCGGACCAACCATGTTGACCCGCACCGACGTCCGGTGTCCGGAAAGCGTGACGACGTTGGAGCCACTGCCTCCAGCGAAGTTTAGGGGCTGGTTGGGCGAGGTCGGCGAATCTAGCGTGACCTGCACGTTGATGAGGCGCTGAACGAAGCTCCGCTGACCGCCGCCGATGATCGACGGGAGCGGCTTCGAGATTTCGAGTAAGGGGGCCATCGGTCATTCCGCGATGTAGAAGATCGGCTCCTCGGGCGGAGGCGCGGGCGCGGGCGTCGGGATGCCGGTGGCGGCAGCAGTCTCTTGGCCAATATCGGCTTGTTCTAGATAAACGAGCAAGAAGCGCGAGCCGAGGCCTGTGTAGACCGGATCGCTCTTGCCCTGCGTATCAAACCAGACGAAGTCGCCAACAAAACCGAGGTAGGCGTCGCGCACGATGCGGTTGAGATTCTCACAGATCACGCCGCCGATGATGAGCACCCCGGAAACGTATACGTTTATGAAGAGCCCGTAAGCGTACTGATAAATCTCAAGCGTACACGCCTGACTGCCGAGTTGGACCTGCAGGTTCTGGTTCGGGACTGCCTGGATGGGGACCGTTTGCATCTTAACTGAACCTGAAATCTGATCCGGCCGCGAAGGTTTGCGGCTGTACGCCTGAGCTGGAAACCGCTCCGGCAACGCTCGGGTCCTGTGTGCTCTGGAATAGCGCCATTGCCGTCTGCAAAACCTCCATGAGGGTGATGTCGACCGCGATGAGACCGGCGCCAGAAGTCGCCTCGCGAACCATGTCACGGCGGATGAAGTTATATCCGAGGTAAACTTTCTCCGGCGTGACCACGTCGTAGAGGCCAGTCGTGTTCATCGCCAAGTCGATAGTGTTGAGAAGCACCTGCCGGTTAAAGATCGTTCCGCCCGTCGATACCCGAACCTTGATCTCGGCCGGGAGCTTAACCTTGTTATAGCTCTGGAAACTTGCCACACCCGTGGTCCCACCCAGGAGGCCCGTCAGACTGTTCCCCTCGACCGGGTAGGTCGAAATCTCATAATCCTCCTTGTGCTCAAAGCGGACGTAGTTATCCGAGATGATGACCGGAATCGGAAGGTGGTCGAGAAAAATTCCATACACCGGCCCGAATAGAAAGCTCGCGACCGCCGCGATGACGTCCGAGGCCAGGATTGTGAAAACGTCTGCGGTCGACGGCGCATAGCTCGACAAGGGAGGAACGCCGGGTACGTTGGGGATGAACGGCATGGCCTTACCCCAGCCCCGATTCAAAGGTCGCCACCATCGCTACCCGCCGCTCCAGCGCGCCCGGTATCTCCGCTGCGACGGCGCGCGGGTCCGCCTTATTGCTGGTCACATTGATGGCAGCGACGTTGACCGTTGTCCCGCCGCCTCCGCGGCCGCCGAGCGACGCGCCAGGGCCGGGGACGGGCCATCGGTTCTTGAACGTCTCTTGTGGGTCACTACCGTGGAAAGGCGGGGCTTTACCGCCATGGAGCTCCTCAAAAGCCGTCGCCGCCGCCCTCCCCATTTCGATAGTCGGGAAGATGGCACGCCCGAAATGGTCGCGCCCAGTCGCTCCGTGTTCTATTGCGAACCTCCCATGGGGGACCTTCCCAGGATTGTTCCCCGCTGCCTCAGCGGAGCTCCCTGGTGCGCGTTGCCCGCCCCGCCCGGTAATGTCCCCAAAAAGCGGCCCCCCAAGCCAGGGAGTGCCCCCAGAGGCTCCCGGGGCCTTTGTGGGCGCAGGCGTTGTTCCAGGGGAGGGCGTCGTTATACCCAGCATGTTCATGAGCTTTTCGACGACGGCTACGAGGCCGTTCACGGCCGTGTCCAGGGCGGGAAGCGTCTTACTCGCCAGTCGGTCGAATGCCGTTTCAACGGTAGCCTGTTTTTTGACGAGTTCCTCCGCCGCCTTTCCCCGCTCCTCCGTCAACGGCCCGGTCGCCTCAGTAGTTCTCCGCATCGTGGCAAAATCGCCCGCCATCGCTGCAAACAACGCCGCGCCTTGCAACCCTAGCTCCTGAAGCATGACGCGGATGTTTGCGTCCGGCACCCCCTGCTGCCGCTGCTCTTGGACGAACGACGGGATGCGCTCCATTACCTGCCCCGGAGACGCCCGGCGCATGTCCATGCCCATCCGGGTCATGACGAACGCGAACGGCCCGGACGGCACGCTGAGATTCATGCGGATCGCGGCCAGCCTATCGCCGAGCGTCTCGAATAGCGTGTTTGCCTGCTCCGCCGAGCCGCCTACCTGCTTAAGGACGCCCTGCCAGACTGAAAGCTCGCGCGTGCTAACGCCGAGAGAGCGGGCGAGACGGCTTGTCGCCGCGTCCAAGTGCGTGACCCTTTCGATAAAAGAACCTATCGCCCCGAGGCCAAGAGCGGCGACGACACCGAAGATCCCGCCGCGCAACGCCATAAACAGATTCGAGACCTTGCCGACGCCTTCCTGCGCTGCCTCCCCCGTCTCCGCTAGGCGTTTCTTAAACTCATCGAGCCCAACCAACGTGGCCCGCTCGCCCTCCTTAAACTTGCGCGTGTCCATTCCCAGCTCAAGGACGAGGCTGTCTATTACAGTCGCCATTACTTACGTCCCTGCTTGTCGAGCCACTTCCGCACGAGCCGCTCGTTGTGAGAATCAATGAGGATGACCTCCAGCATGTCATAGAGGTCCTCAAGAGAGTAGACCGTGCCCAGCTCGTGCAGCGTCGCCAGCCGCTTGTCGCTCGATATCACGGCCCCGATTCGGGCGGGGACGTTGGGGTAGCGGAGGAGTCCGCCGGGGCCTTCGTCATTATCGTCCGGATCAGGGAGGTCAGCGCGTCTTTCACGGAAAAATTTATGTGCAAGCTGAGGACCTCCCCCCTCAGCCACAAGCGCGTCGCTACCTCTTCCGTATCATCATCATGGAACGCGGTCGCCACATCCGGGAAGTGCGGGTCGCGAATAACCGTGACGCATTCAAGAAGCTGGTCGAGGAGCGGGATAACCTCGTCGCTCTGCACGTTACCGCGCAGGAAAGTATTGAGGCCGATGATGGCAATCCCCTCCATACCGATGCCGCGGAGATCGAGCGGGATGTCACCGCCGGAGCGGTTATAAGCGAGCATCATGCGGATGCCCCACTTCTCCGCGGCTGCCGCAGGCCACTCGGTGATAAGGAAGGTCTTGCCCTCGTCGCGGTTGTCCGTACCGTCAAAGCGCGGGACCGTGACGGCGAGCGTCTTTCGCGGCATCTGGTCTCCTAGGAAATTACGTCGGAGAAGGCGCGACGCGGCTCCACGTTATGCGGAACTCGCGCGGCTGCAAGACGCGCCGCGCCGACGCGATAGGCTTATACAGCGTCAGGAAGCCGGTTGTCATGGCAAACTTGGTCGAGATCGACGGAAGCCGGATCAGCGCGCTCGCCGTGTAGGTCGCGAGCGTCGCGATCTGTTGCAGGTACCAGATATCGAAAATACGAACCGACGGCGAATCCGCTTGCAGACGGATCGTCTGCTCGACCTCACGAAAGACAAAGCCGCCAGAGAGCAAGCCGTCGACGCCCATCATCGTCTCGACGCTCTGAACCGCCGGAACGTCGAAGATGTCATCGGCCGCGAAGCCTTGTAGCCTGACCGGAGTAGGGAATAGCGGCGGGACGGAAAGCGTTAGGACCGCATTGGCCGCAGTGATGTCACCCATCGGGCAACCTCCTATTGGACCGCTATCGAGGCCATCGTGATCTGCTGGATCGAGCCACGGTCAAGATACCAGAAATTTATCGGTGGGCTCCCGCGCGCCGCCCGGACAGTAGCCGAGGCTGGGAGGACTTGTAAGTAGTAGCCCTGCGCCTGAAGGCTGTCACTAACTTGCGCTCCAGCCGCGCCGTTGATCTGCGCCGCCTGCGAGTTCGATACGGAGCCGGGTGCGAACGCACCGAAGTTAAGCCCGGCGTTGATCGGGTCCGATAGCGCCTGCTCGATGAGCGTCTGCCCAGCCGGGTCATAGGGAATCGCCGGAGCATTTTGGAGAAGGTCAAGCAGCGCGAGTTGGAGCGCGTTGTTAAGCCAGATTTGATTTATGTAAGAGTCCAGCCACTCAAAATCTCCGGTGACCTGGCCGTTCTGCAGCCAGACGAAGTTTTGGTTTGCCGCTCCATATGCGCCGCCGAAATTATAGCCGTTGTCTAGGAGATTCTGCGCCGTCGTTGCGTCGGAGACTGCTGCCGTAAGGCCGTCTTGCCATTTGTAGGCGAAGGTGATCCGGCCGTTCGTCTCATCGAAGTTGATAGCCGCCGCTGCACCGCAGACAAATGCTGCGATATTCACGCCCGTCGGCTCATAGACCAAGAACGACCCCGAGTCGCCGTTGCCCGCGAGGACCTGCCCGAGGCTGGCCGTAGCCGGCACAGTCGTCGTCGGCGAGGCGTCTGGATCGCTAACGATGTAAGCGTAGCGGTCGTTCTGCAAGTCCTTCCACGCTGCGAACGCCTGCTTCGCCGTATTGCTCGATGTTGCAAGCGAGACGTCCGGGTCAAAGATGGCCATGAACGTCACCCAATTCGTAGTGACGTTAGTGACCGCATTCATAAAGGCAGCGATGCTGGTGACTGTTTGCGCTATCGCGCCCTGAGAGGTAACCGCTCCGCCCGCAAGCGTGAGGGATAGGCTCGTCGCAAGCGCGCCAGATCCATAGGTGATTGTTGAGCTAGCCCCGGACGTCGGCGAAACAATGATAAAGCCGCCCGATTGGCTGTCATAACTCGCGCCTGCGGCGTAAATCGTTAAGGTTTGCAGCCCAGCCGTCTGCGATGGCGAGACCTGATAGGTCCCGACACCCCCAGTGGTGCCGGTAAGCTGCTGGACAATATACGTTCCCGCCGTGACCCCCGTGCCGGAGACAATCTGCCCAGCCGCTAGCGGGTTGCCGCTGATAAGGCTCGTGACGTTAAGCGTCGTCCCGCCGATGCTCCCTGTCACTGAAGCAGTCTGGGCCCCCCGGATACCAAGCGCGCTGCCGATAATTGAGGCCGCGTTCGAGAAGCTCGTCGCCGTCGCTAGGTTTATATTTGCAGACTTCAGCGAGCCATCGATGCTCAACGCCAGAACGCCGTTATAGCCCTGCAATGTTACGAGCGAGACACCGGAAACATTGCCGCCACGGAGATAGGCACTGACCGAGGAGACCGGAAACTGCGCGAAGAGCAATGCGGCTGGGAGCTTGGTCGCCCCGTTGTAGCCAGCGAAGTAGATCGCGGCCAATGCCGCCTCGTTTGAGGTCGGGCCGAAATAACTCGATACCGCGCTCGCGTTGGGGAAGCTCGGGACAGCGCCTACCGGGGCCCGCGTGTTTGTCGTCAGGAACAGCCCGATAACATCAAGGGCCTCGCCTCCAGCCGCCAGGACGCTCGGAACGACGGAAACTAGCTCATTCGCGGGAATCGTCGTCATCGCTTTCCCCTTACGGCGGGTAGGAGGCTTCGACGCTTACAACGTCCACCTCCAGAGAATCGGCGAACTGGAGAGGAATTGTTACCACGTCGTTCACCTGAACACGAGCCTCGACAACCCAGCGCCACTCCCACTGCTGGCTCTCGTTGATGAAGGGGACCATCCTGGCGTCGTCCGCGTAGAGCGGCGTGATGTCATACGCTGGGGTCTGGCTCGCGAACTGCTCCACCGCATAGGAGCTGCGGAACATGGTCGTGACCGTCTGCGCGTAGTCTCCCGCGAGCGACGTATCGGCGCTGTGAAAGTCTAACTGAACGGCTAATTCCGTTCCCTGCTCCCACGTTTTAGTTCCGGCCGCGAGTACGCGCGAGGAAACGTTCTGGATCGGCGATATGACCCATGTGTCCGGGAGCGAGCCGATTCCGGTGATTCGCGTATTGGCAAAAACGCCGCTGCCGAAGATTGTCGAGCCGACGCCGATTGTCCCTGACGTGAGGTCAGATATCGAAAGTGTGGAGCCGGAGATTGAGCCGGTGAAGCGGGCGTCCGCGTAGGTCGCGATGTTCGTCCGCAGCCGCGTGAAGCGGATCGGCGTCATCACTACGAAACTCGGTGATTGAGGCTCGGCGACGCGGTTCTGCTGTGCGGTTACGATGGCAACATCACTCGGAAGGATGCTCGCAAGGAAACTCTTGAGCATCGCCTGTGCGTTAGATTGCGTCGGGACGATGGGCATTTCAGCTTAAATCCACGACGACTCGCCAGCTCACGCCGCTGTAGGCGGCTAGGACCTTAAATGCGCCCGTGCCGGAGACCGTTGCCCCCGGAGTATTCGTATTGCTGTTGCTTATAACCAATTCCAGTCCCTCAAATGGAACAGGAGGCAGGTTTGCAACGGTTACAGTAGCCATAAATCCGTTGCTGAGGCCGGGAAGGTTGACGAATGGTTCGCCGTTCGCGTTCGTCATGAACAAGCGGTTGTAGTAGCCGTAAGGGGCCCCAGGGGACCCAAGATTTGCGGCTATCGGCGCGGCGGGATTGCCGACCGTGCAGGCGAAGAAGGCGTTGGAGACCGGGAAGATGCCTCCAGGCCCCGTATAATCGAACAAGAGAGCTGGGGCCGGTGGTCCTTGAGTCAAAAACTGGCAACCGATGAACGTGTTGCTGTCGCAGGTCTTCAAGTGGATAGCCGACCCGGTAGATGGCTGGTTGGCAAACACATTGACGAAAACGTTGAAATCCGAGTTCGCCGCGCCAGACGGGCAGCCGTCCAGAAAAATGCCGTCCGATCCCGCCGCGCCTCCAATCGTCCGGATGTTCAGAAAATAATTATGGTTCGCGTCGGTATTGAACAAAGCCCCGAACGGTTCGACACAGTTTGTTTTGATGCCCGCAGCGGTATATTGGTCCGTAGTGAAGTTGACGACGCTCCCGTCATGCCCGGACGTCACGAGCAGGCCGATGGCCGCGCTGATATTGCACTCCGCAGATATGTTCTCGATACCCCACGCACCTAATGGACCCTTCACCGCGATCATCGTCCCGCCAGCAGCGCCTCCCCATGACAAGACAATGCCGCTGAAGATATAGCCGGGGAAAGTCCTCGCGTCGGGTATTCCCACGCCGCACAGCTTCATCCCGCTTTTCGTCGAGGCAAACCCGGTACTCCCATTGCCCAGGTTGATAGTATTTTTGATAAGGCACGGTCCCGGACTGCCCGTCGGGGGAACGATAAGAACGGTACCTCCGGTATTGGGGAGCGCATTAAGGGCCGCCTGGATGACGGGCTGGTCATCGGTAACGCCGTCATTTTTAATCGATGCGATTTGGACGCCGGGATTCGTCGTCTGCCCGACCGCGCTGAGTGCCCAGCGGGCATCTATTCCAGCCTTTACACCTACAAGCGTGTCGCTCAGCGCGGGCGGCGGGGATTGCTGCGGAATCTGCGAAAACGTTCTGGTGACGACCACCTAGTTTCTCCCCGGGTCAAAATAGTAACCGACGTTCAAGATGCCGGGCGCTCCCGTAGATAAGAACTTCAAGGCCGCGAGATTCCCGCTGTACTCGAACGGCGCGAGCCCGGTAGGCAAGAGAAAACCGATAGCTGAGGTAATCGTCCCGCCATCATCCCGCCAACGGAGGTTGACCGTCTCTGCGCTTATGAGGATGCGGTTTGCTTGCGCCGGGACGACGAATTGCCCCGCCGAGCCGGAGAGGCCGCCAATCGTGCCGCCGACCGTGAGCTGGTTGTAGCCGAGAGAGATGTAGCCGCGTCCTTCCATTGTGACCTCCTTTAAATTCCCCAATAAGCAGCTTGATTGGCGCGGATGCTATTCTGGTCGCTAGATGAGAACTCCGTCTGCCATGTGCCCAATTCAGCTAATTTCCCATTGAGCGGGCCGCTGAAAAAATCTACATAAATTCCGACGCTAAATCCGGTTATGTTGGTGCCGAAGCCATGCGGCCCATGCGTCACTACACCGTCAATATTAAGCGTCATGTCCGCCCCACCCGGGGCGGTATTCACTGATTGGATCGCGTGCCATACGCCATCAGCCCCGGTCCCGAAAACCTCTTCATTGCCAATAAAGATTGTGTCATTAGAAGCCTGAAAGCCCATTATTGCGGAAATGTCGAAGCTGAAGATAATGTTTTGCGCTCCTCGACCGGCTATCTCTCGCTCAGTAACCGCCGAAGCTGAAAATCCATCGAGTAGCGCGGCTGTGGTATTTTGCATCCACTGCGTTCCATTAAAGGTCATGCACGGCAGCGTGCCAAGACCTCCAAGCACTAGGTTCGGCTGCTTTGCCAGAGTCGCTTGAACTAGATGGTTCCCGTTGCCAGTCTGTTCGTATAGCGTATCGACAAATATAATAGCCGCGCCAG